CCTACTGGGCGACGGAGCCCACCGCGGAGGAGTTCGCCGGCCTGCCCGAGGGCAAGACGTGGACGATCACCGAGGGCACCGCGCCGCACCCGATCTTCGCCTTCGACGATGTGCGTGAGGTCGAGGGAGTCCACTACCTCAGCGCCGACGACATCCGCGAGGCGTACGCCAAGCTGCTCGACATCGACCAGGCGTACGTGAACCGGGAGTACCACGGCTACGTCATCGAGTCGTGGATGGACCGGGACGACAAGCAGGGTATCGACGCCGGGCACATCGACGCGGGCACGGCTGACGTCCTGGTCCAGCTTGCCGCGCTGGGGGAGATCCGCTACGGCTGAGGGAAGTGTGCAACCTGCGCCACTGTGATACTGTGACCACATCAAGGCGAAACCACCCGAGGGGGTGGTCGGGCGGGGAGGACCCCCGCTCCTGACGAGCCAACCCTTGTGAAGGCGAGACCGATGGACACCATCGAGAAGATCAACCACTACGACCCCCCGACCCTGGCCCGCCTCGCCCAGTGCGCCGAGCCCGACTCGCGAGTGAGTGAGGGCGCCGACTTCCTCGCCCTCGTACGGGACAAGGTGGTCGACCTGGTCCAGGAGTACGGGGAGGTGGCCCCCTACCGCGAGGCCATCCAGGACGCCGCTGCCGACATCGGTAGCGAGGCCGAGCCCAGCGTGAAGTGGCGCCGGTTCGTGGACCTGAGTGCCTACAAGGAGAACGTCACCGAGTTCGGTCGGCCCAGCCCGGACACCCCCGAGGGACACGCCGACCTGGCCCTGTTCTTCATCGGGTTCCGCCTGGCCAGTGCACTGCTTACCGAGATCCAGGAGGGCTGAGACATGGGACGCATGAAGGACATCGCCATCGACCTGATGAGCTTCGAGTCGGACGAGCTGGAGATCGACGAGATCGTGGAGCTCTTCGCCTTCCTGATCCGTAGCGGTCTGGTGTGGACGTTGCAGGGTTGGTACGGCCGAGCCGCGCTGGACCTGATCGACGCGGGGATCATCAGCTCCGAGGGCGAGATCCTGACGGAGCTGGTGCCCGGATGAGTGACCTGCCCCGACAGCTCAGTGCGCGTGTCGACGAGGAACTGGCCCGCCACATCCAGACGCTGGCCCCGACGGGCCTGAGCTACAGCGAGATCATCAAGCGGGCGGTCGCCCAGTTCGCCCTGACGTACTCGGTGGCCGTAGACCACGGCGTCGCCAAGCCGCACGAGATCCCGAGGCTGACCGCCTTCAAGTTCGAGCTCCCTCCCCTCTGGCAGCCGCCGAGAACCGGAGCGATCACCCTTCCCCCGCTGAACCTGACCAAGGAGAACTGACCATGAAGCTCACCGCCAAGATCGCCACCGTCGTCGCCCTCGCCGCCGGGTTCCTGCTCGGCTCGGCCACCTCGACCAGCCCGACCGACCAGGTGGAGGTGGAGTCGGTGGCCACGGTCATCAGCTCGCCGGCCTCCCTCCCGACCCGCCCGTGCGCTGACGACAGCGACGACCGCAACTGCTACTGGGACGCGGGCAAGCAGGGCAACGGCAAGGGGTACTCGTACTACGTCGACCGCGCAGGCAAGGTGACGTACCTGAACCCGAAGCTGAACGACCCGGCCAAGCGTGCGGCGTGGACCAAGACGAACAAGGCCGCGCACCGCGAGTACTGGGGCACCGTGTGGGGGCACCGCCTGTGCTGGGCGAAGGTCGGCGACACCTCGTACATCTACTGCTTCGACGGTCACCGCGAAACGTCCTGACCTGAGTGTGTAAGTGTGCCGAAACCTCCTGAAGGGAGGTCGGGGTGGGGTGGCGCCCACCTCCTGATGAGGCAGCCGTGATGAGGGGAGCACCACCGTGAGCGAGAAGCGCAGCCGACTCGGCAAGAACGAGGTCTCGGGACTGGGCAAGCTGTACCTGCATGGCGGCCAGGCCCTGAAGCGTGACGACCTGGGCCTGAGCAACGCCGAGTACGCCGTGTTCGCCAAGCTGGCCTGGTTCGGCCTGGCCAAGCGCGAGCAGGAGCAGAGGTGGACGATCACCGACCTGGGTATCTCCTTCATCGAAGGCCGGGCCCGTGTGCAGGTGGTCGCCCTCACCATCGCCCGTGAGTTCGCCGGCCTGACGGGCGACCTCGTCAAGGCGAGCGACGTGAACGAGTCCTTCTACTTCGGGACGGTCTGACATGGCCGACCTGATCGTGGGCTTGTCTGGGTATGCCCGCAGTGGAAAGAACACCGCGGCTGACGCCCTGATCCAGCGAGGCTGGAGGCAGGCGGGCTACGCCGACAAGCTCAAGCAGTTCTTGTATGCGGTCAACCCCTTGATCCCTGGGCATTACGGTGCCGGGAGCCTGCGCCTGCGACAGCTCGTCGACTCGACCGGCTGGGACTACGCGAAGACCGCGTACCCGGAGGTCCGGTCCCTGCTCCAGCGCACGGGCACCGAGGCAGGCCGGCGAGTGCTCGGTGATGACGTGTGGGTCGAGGCCCTGTACGCCGACCACAAGGACGCGGCCGGCCTGGTCGTGACCGACGTCCGCTTCGAGAACGAAGCGCGGGCAGTGGCTGACCGGGGTGGCGTGATGATCCGGGTCGAGAGGCCGGGCGTGGGCCCGACCAAGGACAAGTACGGCCGAGCGCACATCAGTGAGACCGCGCTCGACAACTGGCCCTTCGACCACGTGCTGGTCAACGACGGGTCGGTGGATGACTTGCACGCCAAGCTGCACGGCGTCGCCGAACTTGTGCAAGTGTGACGGTGTGATACTGTGACACTCACAAAGCCGAGCGAGAAGGAGGTGCAAGATCAGGATCACCCCGAGGGCGCACGAACTGAAGAAGGTGGTCGACATCCTCGAAGACCCGACGTTCGACAGCCCGGAGCAACTGGCCAAGGCTGTGATCAAGGAGGTCGGGGACATGCTCCAGATGCGGGACCTGTTCGTGATGGTCCACAAGTGGGCGGACGGCAGCAAGGGCCTGAACTTCGGACCCTTCGGCGCCGTCGCTGAGGCGGAGAGCTTCGCCAAGAAGATGAGCTTCGGAGGTACCGGCCGAGTGGTGCCCCTGACTTCGTCGGGGATCATGCTCGCCAACCACGACGGCAAGAAGGACGGGTGGCCCGGCTACTGCTGGAACCCCGAGTGTGGACACGCCCCCTGGATGCACGGGATCGACGGCGCAAGCCGTGGCAAGTGCCACCTGGAAGTGTGCGAGTGTGACAAGTTCGTCAAGGACGATCCCGCACTGAAGGCGAGGAAGAAGGCGCCCGCCAAGCGAGGCGCCGCGAAGGGAGTCAACGAACTGTGACCTGCAACTGGATGAGCTGCCCATGTGGAGGCAAGCGGGGATTCCTGACCGAGCGAGACGCAGAGAAGGCGCTCGGCCGAGCCCGAGCCAAGCGGAGCCGACAGGGTGAGGCGCGGGGCACCATGCGGGGACTGAAGGTGGAGTCCCGCTGGTACCAGTGCGACGAGGGTGGGTACCACCTGACGTCCGAGTCCCGCGCATCGTACGAGAACCGAATCAAGGAGGTAGCGAAGTGAGTGCAGGGTGGGACTGGATCGCTGAGGGGCAGCGCATCGCGGAAGCGTCGCGGAGCGTGGACATCGACGCCGTCAAGGCTGAGTCGATCGTGTTCGAGGAGGCGCCGGCCTCGACGACGGGCAGCCGCGGGTTCGTGGACGAGGTCCACTCCCTGAAGAACGAGGTCGACATCTGCCGGGCCGGCCACTGCGCCTCGGGCTACGAGGCGGTGCGCCTGGGGGATGAGGTGAAGAGGCTGAGGGCCCAGCTCGTCCGGCTCCAGGCCGGGCAGCCGAAGACGGTGGCCGCCCTGTACGAGGCCCTGTCTCACCTCGGGGAGGGTGTGTAAGTGTCGCTTCCCATCGGACCGCTTGACCCGGTCACGCCGGACGACGTGCTCATCGTCTACGGCTTCCACCAGGCCCGCATCTACCCCGAGTTCGACCGGAACAACGTCTACACCCTGCACGGGGTCGCCGCCTTCGGCCGGCTGAACGGACGCCAGCCCAAGCGGGTGTTCCACACCGGCCTCGGCCTGAGTCGCGAGGCAGACCGGCTGAGGCGGGAGCTCGCCGCTCTCGAAGGCAAGTACGGCACCACGGTGCACCACGTGAACGAGCTCTACATGTACGACGAGGAGATCCCCGCATCATGACCGCCATCCAGACCCGCAGTGACGTCACCGTCGAGCTCGTCAAGGCCAGCGCCACTGACTCGGACGTGGCCACCGCGGCCCGCGTCAGCACCGTGGGTGCCAGCCATGACCGCGTCGTCGACCTGACCCGAGACCAGGGCCTGATCAACTACCTGATGCGGGACCGGCACGGCAGCCCCTTCGAGCACACCTCGTTCACCTTCTACGTCGAGGCCCCGCTGTTCGTGGCCCGCG